AAATAAAAATAAAAATAAACAAATAAACTAGATATTATTAACATTGATTGGACACAAGTTTTATCAAATCTAGCATTTTTAAAATCATCTAAATCTATTACAGAATTACTCATTAAATTAATATATATATAATTATTTGAATATATTAATTTATTTCGTTTAAAGAATTAAATTATTATACTAGTAATGTTTTTAGTTGACAAATATTATAAAGATTCAAATCAAAATATGTGGCATTATTCTATTATTGAAAAAATATTAGATAGTTTTGATACCCATAATGAAATTTATTCTAAAATTGATGAAATAATGGAAAAGCCACAAAAAGAATTTGGTGAAATAATTACAAATTTAGAATCAGGTGTATGGCGTTATGCAAATTTTCAACATTTAGTAGTTTATGGTAAAAGTGGTAGTGGTAAAGAATTTCTAGTAAATAAATTATTAGAAAAAATTTATGGTAAAAATAATATCAATTTAAATGAAATCGAATATACAATTAATGGATATGGTAATTCAAAGACAAAAGTAAATATTAAACAATCAAAATTTCATATAGTAATTGAACCTAATTCAAATGGTTTTGATAAATATTTAATACAAGAAATTATTCAAAATTATGCAAAAACAGAAATATTAAATATTTTAAAATATAAAAGATTGTTTAAAGTGGTAATCATTAATAAAATAGATAATTTATCTAATACTGCACAAGCATCATTAAGAAGAACTATGGAAAAATATACAGATACTTGTAAATTTATTTTCATTTGTGATCAATTATCTAAAATGATAGAACCATTGCGTTCAAGATGTATAGAAATTAGAGTACCGTTACCAGATAATATACAAATTATAAATACATTATTACAAATTGGAATTACACAAAATATTAATTTAAGTGCTCGTGATTTAAATTATATTTTAACAAATAGTAATCAAAAAATTTATAATGCTATATGGTTATTAGAATTAAAAATGAATGGTTGTATATTTGATAATAGTAAGGGTAATATAATATTAGAAATGGTACATATGATGATTGATAAAAAAAATTATAATGGTAAAAAAATTTATATTCTTATTAAAAAATGCAGGGAATCATTTTATAAATTATCAATAACAAATATACCGACACAAGAAATTATTAGTGAAATTATGAAAAATTTATTAATGTATTTTGAAGATATAAATATAAAATCTCATATTATTGAAATAACATCAATTTTTGAATTAAGAAAATCACAAGGTACAAGACATATTGAATGTTTTGAAGCTTATATAATAAGATTAATTTATCTTTTTTCTAATTATATGAAAGGAAATGATTACCAATATAATTTAGATATTTTAGAAATATAAAAAAATATAATTATATATAATGGAAGAAAAAATTTATTTACTTTATAATTTTTGTTATAATAATAACTTTAATAATTGTCTAGAAATAGAGAATATAATATTAGGTAAAATTAAAATTGATGATATTAAAATTATAGATACGAATGAAGCAGATAACTTAATAAATGCAATTAATGAATCTAAAATTTCATTTATAAATTTTGATAATACAGAATCAATTAGTTATTGGAAAGTATTTACAAATAGCAGTTATAATGTAAGAATGAAAATTAGTACATATAAAAAAGGTAAAGATATAGATAATTTAAATAGTTTTTCAAATAATGATTCATTATTTTCTTATTTATTAAGTTCATTGGTAGTTAAAAAGAAAACAAATCATATTTTGTTACCTATAATAAATTTTGATATTGAATTTGATAAAATAAAACATATTTTAAAATCAAACGAATTAGTTTATAACGAAATAAATGAAAAAATAGAAATTGATGAAATAAATACAAAACTTTCGGTAAGAATAAGGGAACAGTTTTTTGATTCAGTAACACTTAAAGATTATTTAGAAAAGAATACTTGTTCATATAAATCATTATTATTTCAAGTTATTCACACCTTAGCTATAATACAAAAAGAATATCCTAAATTTAGACATAATAATTTAACAATTGATAATATTTTAATTTATATTAAAAAAGAGGTAAATAATTTAAAATATGAATTTAACAATAAAAAGTGGGAATTAAATACAGAATTTGAAATAAAGATTACAAATTTTGAAAAAGCAACTTTGCCTAATTTTTATGGCATATTAAATCAAAGAGATACTGATGTTCCATATATAAATGAAGTTAATGAATATTTTGATTTACATACTTTCTTAAATTCTTTAATATCGAAAATTAATTTAATAAAAGGAAATAATTTATCAGATTGTGATCTTGAAACAAAAAAATTTCTAGATAAAATTATACCAATTAAATTAAGAGAAATGAAAAATAATAAATTTTATTTAAATAAAAATATTATTTTAGAAAAACCATCAAATTTATTAAATGATTCATATTTTAGTTCATTTATTTTGAAAGAAAAATCAGACAAAGAAACATCAGAACTTCAAGAATCAGAATACTCTACAGTTGTACAAGGTAAATCTGATTACATTAAGAGAAATATTAAAAATGTAGAAGTTAATACATTATTAAAAAGAATAGAACAAGATAAACCTAGAAAAATGAAAGGTGGTGCATATGAAAATCCATATGAAGTTAAAAAACCAGAATCATTTATTACTCAAGATTCTAAAAAAGCAGAAGAACAAAATATAGAAGTAGAAAAACCTACAACATTTATAACGCAAGATACTAAAAATGTAGAAAAAGTAAATAATCCTCCAACTGATACAAGAACTTTGAAACCTTGGGAAAAAACAGATTATAAACCATATCAACCTAAACCATCATATCCACCTAGAGAAGATAAACCATATCAACCCAAACCATCATATCCACCTAGAGAAGATAAACCATATCAACCCAAACCATCATATCCACCCAGAGAAGATAAACCATATCAACCAAATAGCGATACAAGACCCTCGTATCAACCTAATAGTGATACAAGACCGCCTTATAAACCAAGAGATGATACAAGACCCCCTTATAAACCTTCATATCCACCAAGAGAAGATAAACCAGCATATCCATCTAATAAACCATATATGCCAAAAGAACCAACAGTTCAACCTGTAGAAGAAAAATTTGATACTGTTAAGAAAATGGATAATATAAAAAATGATATTGGAGATGTACCACCTGGATTTATTCCATTATATGATCCTCAAGGTAGTATGATAAATAAAATGTATCCTTATAATTTAGTTCCTATGCAACCCCCAATAAATAAAATTTATAATATTTCATTAAATGATCCTTTAGGAAATCATTCATATATAAATAAAATTTACGAGGATGTATTACCAAGTGAAAAAACAGTATATTCTTTTTTAACATTGAAAGAAAGAGAAGTAATTAAAAAATTCTTAAGAAATAGTATACTAGATAAATATGATGGAGAAGATTTTACAATACAAGGAAGTAAAAAATCTTTATTATCTTGGATTAAAATTTATGATATTAATCCTTATCACATAAGAGCAAATCCTTATGATGATATACCAATTGGATTTTTATTATATAGAAGTGCTTATCCAATCAGATATAATAAAGATGATCGTGTATTAAAAGCAACACCAACATCTATTGCAATCAATATAAGATTATATCAATTAAATATTGGATCTGCAAATTGTTATTCAGTTGCTCAAATGAATTCTAATGATTTTGATGTATGGAGAGATATTAAATATTATCATTGGGTTGATTCAATAGTAAGAAAAAAGATATCTCCAAATTTTATTAATATATTATTGTATGTATTTGATGGTGAATCAAAGGTTGGATTCAATAAATTAGATATGATTAAAAAAGACAAAGATCATTTAGGTTTATTAAATCATAAATCAAATGAACAGAAATTAAAAGATAAATACAAATTAACTTTAGAAGATCTTGCATATCCAAATTACAATTTAGTTGATGGTAAATTAGTAAAATTAAAAGAATTTAATGGAATACAAGCAAGAACATCTCGTTCATATATTCCATTAAATGATAAAGAAACTTTAAGAATGGCAGATGAATTAAATAGATTATCTGCAGTAACAGAAAAAATAAATGATTTAGCTTCTGAAATATCAGGAAAAAGAGATTCGCGAGTTAAAGATGAATATTTAGATTTAAGTAGAGAAGAACCTAAAATACTTGTCGCTCTTACTGAAGCACCAAATACAAATATATTAAAATGGAATTCAAAGATTTATGAATCTACTGGTTCAGTAAGAAGAATGACATCAACTGGTTATCATAATCCAGATGTATGGTGTTCAATATTATTTCAATTAATATATGCTTGTGCAATCTTAGAAAAACATCAAATTTATTTTGAAAATTTTTCACTTGAAAATAACGTATATATTAAAGATGTTCAAACTGATGGTACGGGAAATAGTTGTTGGTTATATAAAATAAATAATATGGAATATTATGTACCAAATTACGGTTATTTATTAGTAATTGATTCTAATTTTGCTGATATTACATATGACCCATTATCTAAAAATAAACAATTCAAAATATATGGTAGTATTTTTGATGATATAAATGGAGATAAATCAAATTTTAGTAAATTAGTTAGAAATGCAGTAACACAAATAATTATGCAACCAGAAAATTTTATGAAAGATAAAGGCAATGCATTAGATGATAAAGTAAAGACTATGTTAGTCAATATTGGAAGTAGTTTATCAGGCGATACATCATTGATTAATATAATACCAAATAATTTTAGAAATTTAATGCATAACAAAGTAGGAACATTATTAAGTAATTTTGAAAAACAAAATTTTAGTGTATTTGGTAAACCAACATATAAAGAAGGAAGTTTAATGGTAAGACAATTAAGATTTGATGAATATGAATGGGTAATATTTAAAGAAACAGTAGCTGGAAATAAAAAAGTTATTATAACAAAAGATAGAGAAGCAATAAATGAACAATTTAAAGAAATACAAGTATTTCCATCAACATTATTTTCTTATTTTGAAAAAGTATTACCAGATAATGTAAATGTAATAGAAACTTATACATTTGAATAATAATTAATTAATATTTTAGATTATATAAAAATATATAATCTAATCTATAATAATGTCTGCAACAAAGAAATATCCTAAATATAATTTTGAAGAATTTCCAGTTGGTTATTTTGCTGAAAATAAAAAAGGTAAAGCATTAAGAAATCAATTAATAAAAAATGAATTAAAAATGTCACAAGAAGAAATTGGAGCATTAGAAAGTAGTTTTTTCTCACCAGAAAATTTAGATTTAATAAACAAACAACTTATTTTATCCGTGTTCAGAAAAACTAATAAAAAGTTTGTAATTTGTCCACAAAAAGATGAAGATTTAATTATTGTAATGAGATATGTATTCATAGAATATTCAAGAAATTTACCATATAATATTGGAGGACAAATAAAAGATTTAAATTGTATAGTAGTAGGAGAAATTTTACCTATTATTATATCAAATGTAGATCAAAAAGTTGGTTATTTAAGAGATATTTCAACTCAACCTGTTGGACCTCCTTTACCAATTAATACAAAAAGCCTTGAAAGAACTTTACCTTCTATGGATAATATCATTCATATGAGAGAATCTAATGTAGATAAAATTAAATATGATGCCGAAATTCCAGGTAAATCAAATATACAGGGTTTCCCAGGATTACAAGGTTTTGATTATGGATACTAATAATATAATAATTTATTCAATTATTATATTAATATGTTATAAGTATATGCACTTCGTTATAAGATTTAAAAAGTGATTTCTTTCTTTTCATCAGTCTTGCCTTCAGAAGCATAGATGAAAACAGTGCCCTTTGTTTCGGCTAAGGTTCTGAAACTTAAATCAACATTTACATCGAAATCGTTAATCTTGGTGATGGGTGTGTCCATTACTAAGCTGCCTGTTTCGTTGTGTGAGTTGATTGGGCCATAAGGATCGTATACTAAGTAGTTTTCAGTGAATCTTGTTTTCATGTCAGCAGGGACTCTGATTAATGCAGATGAACCAATTACTAAGTCTGTTTCCTTGCCGTCTTGGATGTTTACATCAGAATATACAACGGATCTTAATTTGTATGTTTCACCTTGGATGGGGAAATCATAGTCAAAGTTTACCTTGCGTCTGTTTAATCTTTCGAACCCAGCAATGGGTGTAGGTAATTGAGACATAGAGAATGCATTTAATTGGTCGTTGAATTTGAGGTTTGTTGCTCTGCGGTCAACGTAGAAAACAAGTACACCACGAGACCAGATTAAAGAAGTGTTTCTGGGAACAATGGCACCGTTTTCTAAGAAGAATTGGGATTGTTCTAAGGCAGAGCTTAATTCAACAGGGTCAGCGTTTTGTGCATTTAATACAGGGGGTAATCTCATGTTAATCATAGGTACAGATGTAACTTGGGGTTTTACGTTGAAAGAATAAGGATTGAATGCTACAGGGTTCATTAAGAGAGGAGTTGTGGCTACAACGGTGGGTCTGAATGAGAAGGCAGAAAGAAGTCTCTTGATGATTACACCATCGTATCTTCCGTATACTAAGTCAGGTGTGTCTTGTTTGTTGAGTCTGCACATGTCTACTGACATGATGAAATCCTTGAAAGAGGCATTGTAGTATTGGCCGTTTCTTAAGTGTAAAACGTTGTTCCAGAGTTGTGTTTGGAGTTGAGCTCTGTTCATTAAGTCTAAGATTGTTGATTTGTTGTCACATACTACGTCATTAGGGTCAGTTGTTAATGCATAGAATAATTCGTAGTCGGGGCGAGAATCTAAGACTTCACCGTTGAAACGAGATTTTACGATACCAGCAATGTTAGAGAATAAGAAAAAGTTTTCAATAACGGGGAATTTAGGTAAGAACATAGCAGCAACTACGGGGTGGATGTGTTCACCTACTCTGTGTAAGTTTCTTTCGTATTTGCCAGTTAATGCTTCAAAGTCGCAATCTTCGTATTGCATTGATTGAAGTAAAACTTGAGCGTGTAAAGCTCTGGAGGCTTGGTGGAGTTTCATTATTTCATTTAAATATTTTTGGTCAACATCATTGAGTTTGCCAGAGAAACCATTGTTATCTAATGTAACATTGCCTAATACTTTACCTAAGTTAGTTTGGGCAGGGAATAAGTCAGTGTTTTTGTTTGTGCCTACTAATTCTTGTTCGTAGATTCTTTGGAATTCAGCAAATTCATCATCAGTTAAACTGTATTTAACCTTGTATTTGTGAGCTTTTTCTAAGAGTAAGTGAAAAGGTGTTTGAGTTTCGCTGTATTTTTCACGAATTAATTGAGCAAACTTCTTAGCTTTCTTGGTGATATTTCCTGTCTTATCAACATAAGCATTTTGAATTCTTGCTACTACTTCTTCATCTTTACCCATGCTTCTTAATCTGGCAAAGTCTTGAGAAGTTATTTTGCTTCCTTTACGAAGTAATTTTTGTACTTCGTCGTCAATAGAAGAGTTGTTTCTAGATCCATTTCTATTATAGTCCATTAAGTATATATACTATAATAGAAATTATTTTTATAAAATAATATTATTTTAAAAATTTTTAAACTTTTTTAAAGTTATTTAGACAAGAAATTGATATTTTTAATAATGGATACCTTGTGGGTGAATAAATATCGTCCCAATATGCTCAATCAAATAATAGGACACAAACAGCAAATAAAAAAAGTTAAAGAATGGTTAAATGCATTAAAACAAAAATCAAAAAATAATGCTATTATAGTCTCAGGAAATCACGGAATTGGAAAAACATTAACTGTTAAATTATTATTAGAAGAAGCTGGTTATATTGTTAGAATAATTAATCCAAGTGAAATTAAAGATTTTAGAAATTTAGATGATTTCGACGAATATTACAACCAAGAAAATTCTATTTTATCAAAATTAAATTTTTATAAAGACAAGAATAATAAAATAGCTTTAATATTTGATGAAACAGAAAATATATCATTAACATCTGAAAAAAAATATATTATGGATATTTATAAAGAAAATAATAAAACAAACTCGTTCCCTCTTATATTTATATCAAATAATCAACATTCAAAATTATTAAATGATTTGAAAAAGAATTGTGAAGAAATAAGATTTTATTCTCCTTCAACAATAGAAATATCTTCATTAATAAAAACTATTTCAAAAGAAGAAGATTTTAATATTATAGATAATGAAGAAATATTTGAAAGTATAATTAATTTTTCTCAATTTGATATTAGAAGATTAATAAATATTTTACAAGAATTATCATTTCATTATAAACAAGTTACAAATATTGAACAATTAAATGATTTTTTTGAAAAATCAAGGAAAAAGAATATTGACGTTGGATTATATGAAGCTACTGAACGATTACTAAATTCATATTTAGATTATGAATCAACATTTAAATTATATGAATCAGAAAAAGTGTTATTACCTTTAATGATTCACGAACATTATATAAAGAAAATATTAACTCAATCAAAACAATCATGGAAAAAAATTATTTATTCTTTAGTTAAAACATCAGATTCAATTTCAAGAGGAGATAATATTGAAACAAGTATTTATACCGATCAAAATTGGTATTTACAAAATATTCATGGATTTTATACTTGTTTAAATACTTCTTTCTGGATTAATAGATATAATACCAACTACTTTTTGAAGACAGATAAAATGAAATTTAGTTCAGACTTAAATAAAACTTCATTAAAAAATATTAATAGGAAAAATATTATTAATTTATTAAAAATTATACCAAACAAATCTATTGAAGAAATTATATTTATAAATCAAATAGCTAATTATTTAGTGAAAAATAATATGGAAGATAAACTAATAGCTATTTTACAAGGTTATAAAAAAGATATTACTGTTAAAGAATTAGAATTATTTTTAAAAATAGATAAAACACAAGATTTTTATACTTTATCTAGTAAGGATAAAAAGAAAATTAGTAAGACACATAATATAAATTTGGATAATAAATAAATTAATTCATTAATTCATTAATTTTTACTAATCCATATATTTCAATAGTATTACTATCCAAAGGTCTTTCAAAAATATACATATCATCTGATAGATATAATAATAAATCAATAATCAATCCCATATATTTTTCTTCAGGAATAAACATAGAATTATTTGTTAAAAATTGGAAGAAAAACATTATTATTTCACTACTATTTATATTTTTCTCAAAAATATATGCTTTCAATCTTAATTGATTTACATAATTAATTTTATCTATACTTATATTAGGGATTATATTTGCCCAAGTCCACATCTTTGTCTGAATATTAAAAGTTCCAAAAAAATGATAATCTCCTATTACTTTTGTAATACCTTTATCTTTAAAAACCATTTTCATTTCTTTATTAACATTTTCAAAATCAATACTATATTGTTTTTTAATATTTATTTTTTTTTGGATTAAATTAAATTTATCTTTTGAATTATTTGTAATTTTTTTTAATAAATTCATTAAATCTAATTAGAAAATATATTAAAAATATTAAAAATATAAATTTTCTAAATTAATACATATGTCTAATCTAATTAATGAAAATAATCAAATATTTATATCTTCAATTATTATAGCTGTTATATTTTTCATATTTGTGATGCCTGCTGTAGAAAGTTGTTATACACAAGATAAAAAAAAATTGAAAGAAAGATTTGACTCAATTTTTGATCAAATAAAAAATGATAATTCTTATCAACAAGAGTAAATATCTTAATAAAAATTAAAAATAAAAATATCTAATTTATATTAATATGTCTTTAAATTTAGGAATTAATAAATTATTTGGTGGTAACAATAATGATGATTTTTTTGTTTATTCAATAATTATTATTGCGTTATTTGTATTTTTAGTTATTCCAATGATGAACAATTGTAATCAAAGAGAAAAAAAACAATTGAAAGAAAGATTATCAAATCTATTTACAGAAAAACCAAACTTTTTATTTAATAATAAATGCTCACCTTCCTGTTGTATTAACTCTGGCTGGCCCTATCCTCCTGAATTATTAGAAAATGATATTGATAAAGAAGAATTGAAACAATATGTTCCTAATAACTTTGCTTGTTCGTTAGGTTCTTCTGTTCAAGGAGGATGTTTATGTGTAAAACAAAAAGATTTAGATTATTTAACAACTAGAGGTGGTAATACACCATTAAATAAATGAACGCAACAAAATAATATATGATAATAAACCAAATATAAATTTAGTTTATTTTTAATATTTAAATAGATTAATTAGGTTTAAAAACATAAATAATCTATCTTATTTTAATATGATAAATTTTTTTGTAGAAACAAAATTAGAATATACAACACAATTAGTTAATATTTTAACACCCTTGATTTATGAAGGGGTTCAATCAATTTATGCTGAATCATTAAAAGTATCAAATGAAGCAAATAATGTATTAAAAGTATTTCAATCATTTTTAAAAAGAATCCCTAAATGGAATGAAGAAATGATCAAACAAGAAACAGAAAGAATAATGAATAATACAAAAAGTTTTAGTTGGTTACATGATTTAGTTAAAGCAACTATTAAAGCAAATATTATAGTTTTAACATATAATCCAAATTGTTTAGCTCCTCCTGGTTATAAATTACAAACAAAAATTGATCCTAAATTTTATGAAAATATTAAAATAGAAGATTTTATCCATAAAATTTATATTGAATGTGCACGAGAATTATGGAATAATCCTTATTTAATGTATCATCAATATCCTGCAATAGAATTAAAAAGAAATCAACGAGATACTATTCATTTAATTAAAGATTCAATTAAAGAAGGTATAAGAAAACTATTACCTGTTAAAGAAATATTAGAATTATATTTAGGCGAAGAACTTGAACCAAATATTCCAAATGATAATTTTGATAGAAATATAACTGAAGCAGATGAAAAAAATATTCAAAAATTAATTAGAAGAGAATTAACTAATACAAATCCTATTTCAAATAATAATTTAGTTAAATTAGAAGGACAAGATATGTTAGTTAAAATAGATTCAAGAGAAGTTTCAAATAAATTAGATACACATGAAATTTTAAATAAAATTAATTCTAAAGATGAACCAAAAAATGCAAATTTACAAATTGGTGGTGATGAAAAGAAAGATTTAGAATCTAAAATTTTAGAAATAATTAATAAACCATCTACTGAAGATAAAAATAATACATCATCTTATGTAACTCCTAAAAATAAATCATATGAAAAAACAAGTGAATCAAACGATTCGCCAATGACTAAAGCAACTAAAGTTTCATCTAATCACGCTTCTCCTAAAAAGAATGAAACAATAGATGATAAAATTAAACATATTTTAGAAAAAAATTTAGGAGAAACTGATTTGAATACTTCTTTATCATATCGTCCAGAAACAAATGAAAAAGATTACCAAGAAATATTCTCAAATAATGTAGGTGGTGGAGGTACTGATAAAAATGAAACCAAAAATGATACTAAAGAAAAAGATTCCAGTAAAAGTAAAAGAAAATTTTTTAATAATTATTTAAATTTTTAAATTTATTTTTAAATATATCTAATATATTTAAAATTAAACTTGGGTTTTTTGCTTTTGTGAAACATTTACAGAGGGAGAAACCATATCTAAAATTGAAAATGCTATAGCTGATGTAGCAGAAATCATTATTATTTCTTTTGTAGGTAAGCTTTTATCTGGAATATATTTTGTAGCAACGAGAACAACCAAGCCTAAAAGAACATACTTAATAATGCGTTCAATGTTTAAATTATTAATCATCATTTTATTAATTTATATTAGAAAATAATATAATTTTTTCTTATATATAATAATGGCATTATTCAAATCTAAATTAAATGATTTTTTAATTATTTGTATAACTTTTGTTTTAATTTTTTGGTTTCAACAAGCTGATGACGAAAAAAGATGTAAAGAAAGGGTTAATCTTTACGAAAAAGTAAAATTACCTTTATTGGTCTCATCTATTGTTGCATTAATTTTATTTTGGGATAATGAACGTATATTAGCTGTATTTATTTCTACAGAAGAATGCTCACACGCAGATAAATTTATTAAACCAGAAGCTGTTATTGAAATGAATCAAATAAAAATAGATAAAGTACCAGATGTAATAAATAAAATTGAATCTCCAAATATTGAAGATTATAAAGTATCACATCCTGATTTTGATATTTTTACTAGTTTGCCTGAATGGTAAGATAAGCCGGTGGCTTATTTCGTTTTACTCAACTTTGTAAAAAATACTAGCGTATTTTTTATAAAACTTTGTTTTATTTCGCTTCGCTCAGCTTCGCTTTTTTTTTGTTTATGTTGTTTTTATGTTGTTTTTATGTTGTTTTTATGTTGTTTTTATGTTGTTTTTATGTTGTTTTTATGTTGTTATTAACTCAAATATTTGACATTGTCTTTTATCAGAATACTAGTATCTAAAGCAGTTGATGGAACAATGGTTGCTAAATAATCGTTAATTGTTTCTCTTCTTCTTATTAATCTATATTTATTATTTGTTAGTAATATTTCTGGGGCTCTAAGTTTTCCATTGTATTGAAACCCCATTGAATGACTATGGGCTCCAGTATCGTGTATAATGAACAGGTCTTCCTTTTTTGCTTCAGGTAATTCTCTATCTGTAGCAAACCAATCATTATTCTCACATAGAGTTCCTACAACATTTGCTTTCATTTTATTTTCATTTTCTTTACCAGAAATTGTAATATAATGATATGCACCATACATTCCTGGTCTCATTAAATTAGCCATACAAGCATCCAAACCATAAAATATTTGTGTATCATTTTCTCTAATATTTTTTTTAATTACATTACATTTAGATATTAACCATCCATAAGGACCAGTTATATATCTACCATTTTCCATATATATATTTATATCGTTAATTTTATATTTATTCAACTGAGTATTGATGCAAGTTCTCAAATTATTACTAAATGATTCTATATCAACTTTTTGGCTGTCCTCTTGATAAGGAATACCAATTCCTCCTCCAATATTAATAAACTCAAAATTTATATCCAAAAAATTTGAAATTGTAACTATTGTACTATAAATAATTTCTACTAATTCATTCCAATAAGATAAATCTAAAACATTTGAACCAGTCATTACGTGTAAACCAAATCTTTTCACTCCTAATTTTTTAGCTTTTGTATAACCTTCTAATATTTGTAAAGGTGAAATTCCAAATTTAGATTTCTCACCTCCTAAAATATTTGATTTGGTTTCAGAATTTGTTTTACCAATACCTGGATTTAGTCTTAATGATAGTAATTCAGGCATATCACCTAAAGACGCCAAATCATCTATCAAGCTAATATCATCCAAATTTATTATACAATTTAAATTTTTAGCGTATTGTAAATCTTCTTTTGAAGTATAATTACTTGTAAACATTATTTGTTCACCTGATAATCCTAAATCCTCTGCTATTTTTAATTCAGTTAATGAACTACAATCTAAATAACACCCATTATTAATTAATAATTTTAATATATGAGGATTTGGTAAAGCTTTTACAGCGTAATATTGTCTAAATCCTGTAAAATTAGATGACATTTTATTTAAGAATTCTCTTAAATTTTCTATAATTAATTCACTGTCGTATATTTGCAAAGGGGTTCCCTCAATATCAATTATTTTTTGCAAACTTTCATTTGATAACTTTAAATTTACTGGCATTATATATAATAAAAATATGTTTTTATTATAATTAATACAATTTTTTAATTTGTGGCTAAAGCAAAAGAAGGAGATTCTCTTGTAATTAATGATTGTAAAGAGTTTACACCTGGTACATCTTTCCATTTTTTTTGCATTTCAACACGCCATTTTTTGAGTTTTGCTAAATGAGAAGCACATTGGGCTTTGAATTGATTTGTTGCATCTGGTGCACATAATACATACTTATTATAATATCCTTGTAAAGCACGTAAATAAGTAGTAATTTCAGGTAAAGTGAAAGTTTGAGCTACAGATGATTCTAATTTAGGTACCATTTGGTTTAATATACATTCAACTTCGTCATAATGTTCTGGATCTCTATAATATCCTTCGGCGTTTTTAGAATATTTGGCAATAGGACAGTCTGTAACTTTACCACCGTACAAACTCTTTAATTCTAAATATTTATTTTTATATTTTAAATATTTAGCGTAATAATCATTATTAGACATATTATATAAATTATAATAGATTATTATTAAAAAATTGATATTTAAAAATTATATATCAAGATATGTTATATACAATGTATGTTATACCTGATGTAAATTGTTTTAGAGATTTTAGTATACCATTAAATGATGATATCATTAATTGTTTTGCTCAAGAAAATTCATCTGATAAAATTATTAAAGATGAAAAATTAGAAGAATTGATTACAAAAGAAGATAAAATAATATTGGATAAATATATTTCCGCAGAGAAAATTACAAACTATATTGACAAAGAATCAAGCAAACAAAAGACAAAGACATATGTGACTGGATTAAAAATTAAATATTCTGTGAAACCAAAAAAATAATTTTAATTTATAAAAAAATTGATTTTTTTATTAATAATATATTAATTTAAATTAGTATATTTTGATGGCTGATGGTGTTGTGGTTAAAAAATGCCCTCACGGAAAGAGGAAAAATGATTGTGTCGAATGTGGTGGTAGCAGTATATGCATACATAAAAAAAGAAAATTTAATTGTAAGGAATGTGGAGGAGGGGCATATTGCATTCACGGTATAATGAAAGCAAGATGTCGAGATTGTGGTGGTTCTGCGTATTGTTCTCATAATATTGTTAAATTTAACTGTCGAGAATGTAAAGGAGGTGCATTTTGTAAACACGATAAAATTAAAACAAGATGTAAAGAATGCGGAGGTTCGTCATTGTGTTCACATAACATAAATAAAACTGGATGTAAAGAATGTAATGGAACTGCATACTGTGAACACAAAAAAATAAAATTTAATTGTAAAGAATGTGGGGGTAAAGGACTATGTATACACGATAAAATTAAAATATATTGTAAAGATTGTCAAGGAACTGGGATATGTATTCATCAAAAACAAAAACATTTATGTGTTGAATGTCACGGAAGTCATATATGTCCACATAATAAAGCTAAATCAAAATGTGTGGAATGTCACGGCTCACAAATATGCATACACAATATAAATAAATCAAATTGTAAGAAATGCAATGGTGGTGGTATATGTGAACATAATAAACAAAGAAGTTATTGTGTTGATTGTGGTGGAAAATCAATATGTTTACATAAAAAACTTAAAAAATATTGTAAAATATGTGGAGGCTCAGCACTATGTAAATCAGAATGGTGTCATACTATTCCAAATAAAAAAAATGAAGGATATTGTTTATTATGTTTCATCCATTTATTTCCAGATAAAAAAACATCTAGAAATTATAAAACAAAAGAAATAGCTATTAGAGATGAATTAATTAAATATTTTAATAATTATCAATGGACTTGTGATAAGAAAATTATTAATGGCAAATCTTCAAGAAGACCTGATATATTATTAGAATTGGAAAAACAAATTCTAATAATTGAAATAGATGAAAATCAACATACAACTTATGATTGTAGTTGTGATAATAAAAGATTAATGGAAATATCTTTAGATTTTGAACATAAACCAATAGTATTTATAAGATTTAACCCAGATAGTTATATAAATAAAGATAACATTAAAATTAAATCTTGTTGGAAAACAGGATTAGATAATATTTATAGAATAAATAAAAAATATGAAAAAGAATGGGAAGAAAGATTAAATATTTTAAAAGAAAATATTAAGTACTGGTTGAATAATAATACAAATAAAACTATAGAAGTGATTGAATTATTCTATGATCAAAATTGTACGAAAGAAATTGAAATATAAATTATTTTCTAGCTATATTTATAATGAGTAATTATAAAAGTGTTTCAATGGGAAGTTCACGTTTACAACTAAAAAGATTTCCTATAGAAAAAATGTGCGAACATTCGACGATGTGTCTCATCGCGAAACGCGCGACTGGTAAATCTTATTTAACCCGTGAAATTTTATACCATAAACGTAAAATGCCTGCCTCTGTAATTATTTCAAGAACTGAAAAATTAAATAAATTTTATGGTGATTTTTGTCCTGACTCTTATATTTATAACGAGTTTGATACAGAAATTTTAGCAAAAATCTATCAAAGACAGGCTAAATTAAATGAAGATAATTCTTTGAGAAAAAAAGATGGTAAAAAATTAAAAGATGATAGAATAATGTTAATCATGGACGATTGTATGTCAAGTAAAGGTGAATGGTTAAAAGATCCCCAAATCTTAGAATTATTTTTTAATGGCAGACATCACCACGTATCATTTATTTTAACTATGCAATTCTCATTAGGTATTCCCCCTGAATTAAGAAGTAACTTTGATTACGTTTTTTTATTAGCAGAAGATGTAACATCAAACAGAAAAAGATTATATGAACACTACGCTGGTATGTTTCCAACTTTAGCTGTATTTGAGCAAGTTTTTGGTGAAATCACTGAAAATTATGGTGTTATGGTTATTGATAATCGTGTCCATTCTAAAAATATAGCGGAGAAAGTTTATTGGTACAAAGCGAAAGATGTTCCAGAATTTACACTTGGTTGTAATAAATATAAAAAATATCATAAGGAACACTATGATAAAGAATGGAATAAAAAATTACCAATGTTTGATCCTGGTGAAATGATTGCCAGAAAGAAAAATAATATCAAACTAATTATTGAAAAAATTAAAGCTTAAAGGTTATTATATTAATTTTATTTAAAATTAATATATTAATATATTTATACATCGAATGATTTACCTTCTAATTCTTTTGGTAATTGTTTCTTTGTATTAAGTTCTTCCATTTTCTTTTGTAATTCGTACAATCCAATTTTTTCAGATAATTCAACTTCCTTTTCTGTAAATTCTTGTTTCTTACTTTCTAATTTTTTAATTTGTTCATCTAATGTAAGCATATCATTTAATACAGACTTTTTCATATCTTCATTTTTAATATTATCTAATTTCTTTTTCATTTCATCTTTTTCCAATACTTTATCACTCAAACTTTCTTCCAAATTCTTTTTAATCATATCGTTCTTTCTATATTCGTGATATAATTGTGCTTTCTTTTGATTTTCATTTTTGGATTTCATTGTATTATTTAATTGAGGATCAGAATATTCTGAATCACCAGCTTCTTCTGTATCAGGTGCTGGGTTAAATGGTTGCCATTTATATAATTCACCAATTAAAATATTATGACTATCGTTTATATCTCTCAATGATTTAGAATGTTCCTCTGCTTTTTCAGGTGTATCAAAGCAACCACTTACTTTTACTCCTACTAAACTAGTATTTTCTTCAACTAAGAAAGAAACACAATACCAATTTTGATTTTCGATTCTTTCATTATTACGTTTAACAACACCATCAAATTTTACAGGAATATTTTGATTTTCTACATTTTCATCTTTATCATTTATTTTAAATATATCTTTTTCATTAATATTATTTAATTTTTCAATATATTCTTTCTCCTTTTCTAAATTTTCATCTTTTTTCTTTGTTAAATTAGCTATTTGTTCTTTGATTTTTTCTATGTATCTTGATTTTTCAGCAATTAATTTATTATTTTCTTCAGATTTTTCTTCTTCATTTAATTCTACTAATTTTTTAATTTCTTCATTTAATTCATTCTTTTTAATATCGCAATTTTCTTCTATGTTTTTTGCAATCATTCCATACTTTCTTTTTTCAAAATCTAAATTATTTTTATGTACACCTACTAAATATCTGTGCATCATTGTATTTAATAAATCATTTAAATCACCCTTATTTGGTAATGGGTCAAAGGCATTCCAAGCACCCATTTCTGCTACAAAATTATAGTGTCCTGGTGCTTTTAAAAGCTGAACTTGTTCTTTTGCATCTTCTAAATTTTTAAATGCACCACTTACTTTAAGGTATTTGATTGTTTTTTTATCTTCTCCCATCCATAAAGATAAACAACAAAAATTTTGATTCTCTGGTAGAATAGCATCTTTTGGCAAATAATCGACTGTTGACATTAATTTTAATATAAGGTTTTTCTTTAAAACAATATATTAAAATAAAAAATATTTATTTAAGATCTTTTTGGTGTTATTTCTTTCACTGATTTATTATTTGTTGCTTTTGTATCAAAATCAGCATATCCCATCCATACATCAGGACGATTAAACATTCTATCGTAAATTTTAGAAGGTCTTTCTTGGTCTAATCTTTCTGGTTCTTCTGCTAAAAGAGTACCACCTTTTTTATAGACAGGACATTTATTATAGCTTTTTGTTAAATTAATTGTTAAAAGTATTATTCCAAAGAAAATTATTATTACAGAAATATTATGAAGAATATGATTCATTATATTAAAATAGATTATTTTTTATTTAAAAGATGATATAAAATCCCAATTTAAATCGTTACAAATTTTTTTCCAAATTGAATCATTATCCATTAATATATCTAATTGTTTGTGTAAAGGAAAACATTCTAATAAATGGTCTAATTCTAAAAGTTCACAAAATTTATGTAAAACAAAAGAATAAGACAAGAAATTTTTTCTATCACTTGGTTTATGTTTCATCCAAGGTTCTTGAATCATTAAAAACATTCTTATAAACATTTTTTCCATATCTCTAGTTATTTTTGGAGGTGGTAAACCAGATAATTTATTGATAATATAATGTATATGTTCATATAAATTATTATATTTGAGTTTCTTTAATATTGATCTCATTTTTGTTCTATTTAATGTTGATAAGTCAGTCATACGTTTTCTATTTAATTCGTTAATAATATCTCTGTAAATTTGTTCATCAATTTCTGGGGACTGTTTTGCTTGGAATGCATTTAACCATTCCCTAAATCTATTTAATCTCTTATAGGGTGAATAATCCTTAATTTGAATATCTTCATCCATTATAATAACTTCCATATCTCCACAAAGAGGACAAATATAAGATGATTCAACTAAATTAAGTATCTTTTCGATTTTACATTCTAAACAATATTTTAATCGTTTGCTTCCATCATCTGGCGTTACACGAATTCCTTCAGTTATTTGACAATATTTTTCAAATAATTCAGTTTTATTACTTGGTTTATCATTTTTAGGTTTCTCATCAACTATTTTCTTTTTACATAAAAAACTTAAAATATTTTTTGATTCTGATACATCTGCATCGTTTTCTTTAATGTTATAATATGATACCAATAAATCACCAGTTTTATCATAATAATCCATTTCTTGGATATTATTCTTTAATAAATATATTTTTTTTTCAATATCATCTTTTTTATCTAATAAATCAGCTCTCTTCTTTTGTTCAACAGTTGTAAATTTTTCTCTCATTTTATCTAATTCATTTATTGTTACTGATATTGATATTAATTCATTTTCTAAATTTATTAAATCATCTTTTTCAGTTTCAAATTCTTTAATTTTTAATCGATGTTTATTTTCTAGAGTAGATGTTTTTTTGATATCTATAGCCTTATTTTTTTGACCAGTACTGGACATATAAGACTATTTACGAAAAATACTTTATATGGTTTTAGAGTTGGATTTAAAGGTAAATCATAAAATTTTTTTATTTTGTTTAAGTAAAAGAATAGAAATAAATGATACCTTTGGACGGTATACGCCTTTGGTTATACAAAATTTAAGTAAAGAAGATTCAACAAATCAATGTGAATTTAAATTAAAACCTAAAGATTTAATGATATATGCATCTTATTTATATAATTTATGTTAAACGCATTCATTTAATTATCATAAATATTTTTATTATAAAAAATCATATTTTTATCATAAAATCATAATATTTGGAATAAAAAGTTTAAAAATAATCATTTTTTTGTAAATAATAGATTTAAACTCATAAAATAATTTAAAAAATATTTTTTTTATTTAAAATTTTTTTCTGATATAAAGTATATATCACTATGGGTGGTGGTTTAATGCAACTCGTCGCTTACGGCGCACAAGACGTTTACTTAACTGGTAATCCTCAAATCACATTTTTTAAAGTAGTATACAGAAGACATACTAACTTCTCCGTTGAACCTATTCAACAAGTATTCAACGGTGCTGCCGACTTCGGCCGCACTGTAACATGCAACTTAAACAGAAACGGTGACTTAATCACCAACATGTACTCAGTTGTAGAACTCAGAGGTGCCGACTCCACTGATGCCAAATGGGGCTATGTAAGACGCTTAGGTTTCGCTTTAATCGCTGAAACCAAAGTAGAAATCGGTGGCTCCAAGATTGATGAACAATACGGTGACTGGATGAACGTATGGCAAGAACTCACAGTAAAGGCTGGCCAAGTTAGAGGCTTAGCCAAGATGATCGGTGACGTCCCTGAATTAACATACTTCGATGCCTCTCACAACCCCTACATCTTATATGTACCCCTCAACTACTGGTTCAACAGATTCAACGGCTTAGCTCTCCCCTTAATTGCCTTACAATACCACGATGTACGTATCACAATCCAATACTTAGATGCTGCCAAATGCGTCAACTGGCAATCACCTGTACCTTTCCCTCTCCCCAACGCCCTCGGTATGGATGACTCTTACTTATTAATTGACTACGTATACCTTGATTCTGAAGAAAGAAAGAGATTCGCCCAAGCCTCCCACGAATACCTCATTGAACAATTACAATTCACAGGCTCAGAATCTTTAACAACAACAAACAACAAATACAGACTCAACTTCAACCACCCCAGCAAATATTTAATCTGGGTTCCCCACTTACAAAAATACAACACACACTCCCAATTCTTAGCCTACGCTGATGACGGTAACTGGGACAAGGCTCTTGAACAAGCTGGTAAATTAATTTGGTTAGCCTCAAGACACCTTACTATGGGTGACGGCATAAAATCAGCCATTGACGTAAGCGGTCAATTCTACGTTTCAGCCGAAGACGGTACAGGTGCAGCTGGTGATGTAGCCCACGCCCCTACCAGAGACACAGCATCTAACGTACTCGATGCCCTTGCCAAGAAAGTTGATGCTCAACTTATGTTCAAGACTGGTGATGCCTACATAGCTGATGCTGAAAACGTTGTTTTATTAATGAACAACTTAACAGCTCAAGATATCTCAATCAAGATCGATGACATCACTGGTGCAGACACTATCTCCAGAGACTTCTTTGACTGGCCCAGCACATCCGGCAAAGCCGTATCATTATTACAAGGCGGTCACTCAGTATATGTATACGATCAATTCAACTACGGCAGATTCTTAAACAGAACCGGCAACCCCGTACACTCTGCCAAACTCCAATTAAACGGCCACGACAGATTCCAAGAAAGAGACGGTCAATACTTCAACTACGTACAACCCTGGCAACACTTCAGCAACACACCCGCTGACGGTATCAACGTATACTCATTTGCACTCAAACCCGAAGACCACCAACCTTCAGGCACTTGCAACTTTTCACGTATCGATAACGCCACATTAAATGTATCCGTTGTAGACAAGAACGACTTAGACACTGACTCCAACTTAAACATCTACACTGTAAACTATAACGTACTTCGTGTAATGAGTGGTATGGCCGGTACCGCTTACAGTAACTAGAAAGTTTATTCGTTGGTGTTACATCATATTTTATCATATATCAATACATATTTTAAAAACCTACTGTTTTTTAAAAATTGTAAAAAATACTCTCCTTTAATTTAAATGGATTCATCCACCAAAAAAACTTTAAATACTAAATTAAAAAATAAATTACCTTTAGATACGCGTCTTAAAGAAATATTAGAAAATAATAGAGTTTATCCACCATCAGTTCCAAATCATCATCAATCAGCTTATAATCAAAATCAAATAGCTAATAATCAACATCAATCAGCTTATAATCAAACTCCTTATGTTTCTAATAAATATCCTTCGGCACTAAATCAAAATCAATCAGCTATAAATCATTATCCTTCAGCACTAAATCAAACTCCTTCAGGTATAAATCAAACTCCTTCAGGTATAAATCAAACTCCTTCAGAACTAAGTCAACCACTTTCAGAACCAGAATCTTCTAAAAATGAAATTAGAAAAAGAATGATAGAAGAAGAAATTTCATCATTTAGTAGTTTCTTTAAAGAATTTCATACAAGTTTCTGGGCTGCAAGAAATCATAATTCTACATCTTTAGACGTTATAGCTGTTTATTTAAAAGGTCAAAAAATTATATATATTGAATCAAAAAACTTTTGTGAAAGAGCATTGTATCGATTAATGTTACCTGCAATTGCAGTATCTTCAATTTGTACAGTTTTAAGTATTGCTACTAATTCATTTAGTTATGGTTCTATTTTAGTATCATCTTTAACTGCTTTTAATAGTTTTATTCTAGCTATTATATCTTATTTAAAATTAGATGCAAAAGCTGAATCATATAGAGTTAGTGCTTATAAATTTGATAAATTACAAACAAAATGTGAATTCTTTTCTGGTAAAATATTATTTTCTAATATGAAAGAAGAAGATATTGTAAAAGAAGTTACTATTTTTATTGACCAATTAGAAAAAGATATTGAAGAAATTAAAGAAGTTAATCAATTTGTGATTCCTCAATCTATTCGCTATAGGTATCCAAAATTATATTCAACCAATGTATTCGCTGAAATTAAAAAGAAAGGAAATACAAGTAGATTATATACTCACGATTTACATACTGTTTATAATAAAATAGGTTTAATTTTAGATGATATTAATAATTTAGATAAAAAAGATACCGATTATAAAGAATCATTAAAAAAAAATAATGAAGAAATAAAAAGATTAAATATTACGAAAGAAAAATTAATTTCAAATATTATTGAACATCATAATACTTTTACTTCTATAGACGAAGATATGAATAAAGAAATTAGTAGATATATAACTAAACACAATTATGGTTGTTTTTATTATTTATGTAGTATAAGAAGGAAAAAAGAAACAAATGAAAAACAGATAATTGAAGAGAGAAGAAAAATAAGACAACTTGTAATTCAAGATGCATTAGCACCTGAATTTAAAAATGATGATGAAGATTCAGTTATATGATTAAATTAAACTTTTATTTCCATTAATCTCCTTTAACATTTTAATTGCTTTCATACTTGATCCAGATACCACAATATTTTTTTCTATATTTGAATTTTCATTTTTTTGTTTACATACTATACTTGGAGCTTCCATATGTATATAATCATCTATAATCCCTCGTCTAACAGCACTCGGTACTGAATCAGCAGGAATTTCAATATATCTACCCAAATTGGTTAAAACTGTAATAGTAGGAGGTGTATATGGTTTAATAGTATTTTTTTGTGTTTTATTAGTATTTTTCTGTTTTTTAGGCATAAATATAATATATAATTATATGAATTATTTATTTCAATTTTTATTGCTGAAAATTATCTAGTTGATGCCAATTTTTATTTTTTATAAATTAAATTATATCATAACGACATCTCTTATTTGGAGATTGACAATCCTCAAAATTAAAATCATTATATTGTGATATATTAACACAGAAACTTAAAGGGGACTCAATCAAAGTTCTCTCATTGAAATGAAGCTCTGATGAACTTGAACTTGGTGTAATTATTAATTTAAAAGGGTCTGGTAACGATGGTGTGATATCAAATATCAAAGGTTCTACTGGTTTGTTAGAATCATTATAAAGTTTTAATCCCATTTTAAACAATTCTATTGTAACCCCATCTTTTCCTAGTTGTATGCTAGTAATTCCCTTAGTCTTAGCTTGGTCAATATTTTGTGGAAGATCGTCAAAAAACAACATCTTATCAAAATTAACACCAGTAATAATTTGGAGCATATTAAAATGATGATTCTTAGCATATCCATAAAACCCACTAGAATAAGCTTGCAAATAATTTGGATTTGGTAAAATATTCCACAAATTCATTGTTCCTTTCTTAGTTTGAATAACAGAATTTTTCAATAGTTCAATAATATGGTCACGACTAGGATTACGTGAAGCAAATGCAATAGGAATGTTATTATCAACTAACAATCCAATAATTGTAGGTATATCAGGATAACAATTAGCTAGTCGTCCTCTATAATCATAAACATTGGTCTCATTTCTAGTAAAAGGCATTGCTCTATCTTTATGACAATCAAAAGGCCATACAGTAAAATCCAAGTCAAAAACAACAAGTTCTGGTAGAATTCCACCACAAATATCTTCGGCTATATTAGTAGGTTGCATACAAATTTAATATATTGTTATACTGAAAAATATTCAATTTTTATGATAAAAAAATTAAAAATTGAATTTTAAACTGTATAATACCAATTATATAAATCTAATGGCTTTTACCAATAAACATTACGAGAATACTCTTAACGCTAACTTTGCTTCTATCCAATCTAGTCTAAATAATGCGAATATTATTTATTTCTCTCAATCTATTGAGAATGATGAGACACAAATTGATGGAGACGGTCCTTGGACTACTTATGATATTTATCTTTCTTGTATTGAAAAGAATGGTGATGAGTTTATCTTTCACACTTTTATGAGTGACACGTTACAAGGGATTCGTGGGTCTTTTTGTATTACGAAATTTCAATCAAAATATTCTATTACACTAACTCAACTAACTAATAATCTAAGCACACTTGATAAGAAATCTTGTAACTATATTGATGACTTTATTGAAGGTTGGAATAGGTATTATAGTCAATCATATGCTTCCAAAAATGAGGACTTGATTTCAAAGATGAATAGTATGAATGATACTATTCTAAAGATGGATGAACTTTCTAAAAGAACAGCAATAGAAGAGAAAACAGAGTATGAAAGTAAATATAAAGAATATATTAATTCTGATAAATATAAGTTGATGCTTAAGGAGGAAGAGGAATATAAGATTCGTCAAAAGAATGAAGAAAAACAGAAAGAGCAAGAGCGTCTAGAAAGGTGTATCGAAGCATATGGTCCAATTGAAGGATATAATTTTTGGAAGCGACTTTAAATTTTCATTTAAAAATATTTTACAATATATATTAATCTAATAAATGTTTAAACTTTTGACCTTTCTTTCAATATTAACATTCTCCTCTGCTTCCGTTACCCAATTTACAATGAAATCTTGTGGTACATCAACTGATTTAGCACAAAATATTATTTTAAATGTAGAACCAATATTACCCCAATCTGATTATACATTATTTTTAGATGCTGATTTATCTCAAACTGTAAATCAAGGAACATCTAAATATTCAGTTACATATAATTTTATTCCTATATCTCCTACTACAGAAGATTTATGTACCGAAATCGCAAAGAGTAATATAACTTGTCCTTTAAATAATACTATTGCTTCTGAAAGCAAAGGAACTGTACCAACTGGATTAAGTGGAACAGTAGTAATAAAAAATGAATGGTTTGATGTTAGTAATGCACGCATTTTATGTATGCAATTTACTATTAAAATAGCTAAATTAATTAATACAACTAATACAAGTTATTAAAAAATAAAAAAATTGACATCAAATAGATAATCGCAGCAATTTATTTATTTTTTAAATAAATTTAAAAAATAAAAAAATTGAAAATTAATATCCTTAATTTAATATATTAAATTGTATGACCTATTCGAAAACTGTTGGTAACAAACCAGAATATAATGACACAGATATACAAGATATTAACACATTAAATAACGACAAAAATAGCTTACCGCAACCAGTTTCTTACAATAGAGTTAAAATTGTTGATATGAATAATGATTTGTATCAATTTTATCATTATACAGATTGTTTTGAAATTTCGCTTCTACGTTTTTTACATTTAACATTTGGTGAAGATGAAAAAATTAATCTAGATAAACTTAAAACATTTATGGAGAATGATTACGAGAAAAATGAATTGTATCAATATTTTGTTAATAATCAGAATTATAGTAATGATTCTGATTATTATGTTACAAATAATGGTTATGATATTAGAACTAAATGGTGTGAATTTTTGAATAAAAGAAATTTCTTCACTTATGTAAAAGACGACAATTATGAAGTCTGTTCCTCGCCCGAAAATCTAGTTATGTTCTTTATGTACTTTTTCCCTAAAATGAATCTAACTGATAAAGCAATTGATATGAATCCGGAAGAAATGATTTATAGGTTGTTCGAATATTTGAAAACTATGTTTGAATATAATGTAAAAGTATATACTCATTTAGTATATTCTGAAAGACTATATGCTAATACAACTATGAAAATCTTTGTTAATAATAATAATTTATATGAATGGGAAATCTATCAATATTTTAACTATGATGATGAAAAAAATATAGAACCAACACCAAGATCAGTTAGGAATAGAATTACAGGACATACTGATTTCAGATATTCAAAATATGTTTAATTAAAAAATTTAAATCTATATAAAAAAAGAACAATTATTTTATTAAATGTCAACACACAGTATTAAATTTGATGTATATGACCATTCTTTTTGTGAAATGAATATATATGGACAATCTCCAGAATATATTAATTCGCTTTCTTCTTTATTCTTAGTATTCTTTGGTTTATTTGGAATAATATTTCATAATAAAATACATGATATTAAAATGGTTTATACTGCAATGATTTTTAATGGAATATGTTCTTTTATGTATCATTTTAACAATCAATTAGGTTGGGGATTATTAGATAGATTTTCTATGATTTTAATAGCATTACCTTGTTATATGATAGGAGTTAAAATTCTAGAATCACTAAATTTTTATAGTATCTTTTACGATATATTAAGATTTTTAATTATATTTTATTTATCATATTTAATGACCGTTATTGGATTACATCACGAAGAACGTTTTAATTTATTATTTGGTTTATTTTTAATTAATTTAGCAATATTTGTATTTTTTATTGATAGATTTAATAAATCATTTAATGTACCTAAAAATATTATTAAAATAAGTTGGAACGGTATATATTTAATTGCATTAGCTGGAATATTTTGGATATTAACCGAAAAATTGTGTAATTCTGTATGGTTTATTAAATATTTATTTGGACATACATTTTGGCATTTTGGTGTTTCGTTGGGAGGCTATTTAGTTACACTTTTACCTGTTTATTTATATAATAAAGATAACTATCCTGTAATCTATTATTATTATAACATTCCATATTTAAAATTATCAATGTAATTAATTTTGCAACAAATAGATAATTTAAAAATTTTTTATTTTTAAAAAAATTTTATTTTAAAAATAAAAAAATTGATAATAAAATAATTTAAAAATTATTATCGCTTTAATCTTATAATACCACTGAAAAAGCTTATTCAAGTAGTTCAAAAATCATATACATCTGTATTTCAAGTTAACCTCTCTAACTTAAACAATCAAATTACAAAATGGCATAATGAAGTCCCTAATATTAAACCTTATTATGCTGTTAAATCTTTACCCCACGAGAGTATTCTAAAACACTTGGCTATATCAAATGTAAATTTTGATTGTGCAAGTAGTGGAGAAATTGAAAGTGTTTTAAAATATTCTGGTCCTCAAAATATTATATATGCGAATCCATCCAAATCTAACGAAGATATTAGTTATGCTAATACTAAAAACGTAGATCATATGGTTGTTGATTCGTTAGAAGAAATAAAGAAGATGGATTTTATTAATCCAAATTTAAAAAAAATAATAAGAATTAAATCAGTTGAAACTAATTCTGATATAAAATTTAATTCAAAGTTTGGTGCATTTCCAGAGGAAGTGTTTCAAATGATTGATTATTTACATTTAAATAATAATAAAAGCTTTGAGGGCTTTTCTTTTCATGTAGGTTCTAAGTGTAAAAGCGAAGAATCTTATTTTCTAACAATAAAAAATATTACCGATAATTATTATAATTATTGTGTAAAAAAAAATATGCCAATTAAAGTTATTGATATAGGTGGTGGATTCTCTTATCATAATAATTTGGATGTATTATATAAAACTTTACAACCATTTTACAATGATTTTTATACAAATAATATAAAATTAATAGCAGAACCTGGAAGATATTTTGCTGAACCTTCTATAGATTTGTATTGTAAAGTAATTTCTATTAAAAAAAGAGATTTTTTAGGTAAACCAATTTATCATATTACAATTAATGATTCTGTTTATTCAACATTTAATGGTAAATTATTTGATGGTCAAGAATATGCACCAATCCCGTTATATTCGCAAAATCAAGAAAATGTAAATACTGAATGGGTGGATTGTATTATCTTTGGACAAACTTGTGATTCTATTGATGTAATTTGTGAAAAAATTAAACTTCCACTACCTAAATTAAATGACGTTTTTAAATTTCAAAATATGGGTGCGTATTCATTAGCAGCTTGTTATGGTAAATTTAATGGATTTCAAGAACCAAAAGAAATAGAATTAGAATAATTAATTTAATAACTAAAAAAATTAATATTTATTTGAAGCGCATATAAATGTTTGAAGATTATTTACAATATCATATTTTGGTTTTGTAAAAATATCGTTAACATTATGTTTATTATTTATAAAACTATCATATATTTCGTCACCATTAATTACTTCAGATGTTGTTTTTTTTGATGGAGTTTCTTCTTCTTTTTCTTCTTCATCATCATCATCATCTTCTTCTTCTGATGATTCATTTTTTGAATCATCTTTTTTTACGAAAATTTGTACATTAGAACTTGTTGATTCTTCTGAATCGGTAATAGTATTTTTTGCATAATAATCTTGAATCATTTTACATAATTCATCAATCATAATTGAATTATAATTATTATCATCAATAGATTTTATAATAGTTCCTAAATAATGCATAAATGATGCTAGTGTTGTCTTCTGACTTTCTAATTTAGTTTTAATCAATTGAAAATTTAAAGGCTTATTTGTAGTAAAAGTATTAGAATATTCTTTTAACCAATCTATTTGTTCCATTAATAACAAAACATTAGTCAGAATTGATTTAAATATCAATTTTTATATAATAATAATATAATATGGATAGTGATTTTAATTACGATAATATGTATGAAATGATATCAAATATGAATAAATCAACTAAAGAAAAATGTTTAGTATGTCACCTACCAATAGAAGTTTTAGAAGTTGAATTACAATGTAAACATCAATATCATTTTGAATGTATTGATAATAAAAAGAAAAATGGTTCTATTACGTGTTATTATTGTGGTCTTACAAATTATTATTCTGGTATTGTAAACAATATAATCGTAAAAAAACCAAAAAGTTTACCTAAATTAAAAGGTAATACTCCTTCAATTATTTGTAAATTTAAAATAGTAACTGGTACAAGAGCAGGACAAATTTGTGAAAGAGAAAATTGTTTTTATCATAAAAAAACCTTGATAGAAAAACCATTACCAATAACAGAAAATATAATTGGTGATAAATGTGAATCAATAATTAAAACTGGAATAAAGAAAGGTCAACAATGTGGTAGAATAAATTGTTATTATCATAATATAAATATTTAATCAATAAAATCTAAATCAGGTTCTGTATATTCTGTCTTTTTAAAAGTTTTCTTTTCTACATATTTTGGTATGAATACTTTTTTTATAGTATTTTGTTCTTCTTCTTTTGGATAAGTACCATCATCTTCTTTATCTGATTCAGCTTTTGGTTTCTTTTTCAATTTTACAACCTTTTTATTACTTGATAAATCGGTTGTATTTTTTATAATTGGTTCATCTTTAATAGGCACCTTCTTTTTAATAATTAGTTCGTTCTTTTTAATAACAGGTTCATCGTCATCAATAAATTCTAGACTATCTTCCTCTTCTTTATCAAATTTTTTCATTTTAGGTTTTGTATCTTTAGGTGTAGGTACTATATCTGGTGTATCCAAAAACAAAACTTGATTTCTAATTAAATCATTATTAATTATAAAATCAGTATTCATTTTCCTATATATTTTTCTTTTCTTCTCAATAACTCTTAACTCATCTAATTTATCTAGATTTTCTCTATAATAAATAACTTTTTTCCAACTTTCATCTAAAATTGGTAAAAGTGCTTGCATAAATTTTTTATCTCTTTTTATTGGTTGATTATGTGATTGATCTAATTTCCAATAAATTACTTTACGAAAATAACATTCTTTATAAATTGCAGGATATCTAGTGTCTAAATTATTCATTGTATCAATAAACCATTCGTCGTATTGTTTTTCATCCATATCTAATCTCGGTGCATATATAAATTTACTTTTCCATTCTATTTTGTCTCCTTCAAATTGTGGTTTAAATTCAAACGGATAAAATTGTAAAATCATTCCTTTTTTTAAATATTGTGGAATTGACATTTTCTTTCCAGTGTTATCATAAGTATGAAATGTATTATTTCTTTTATCTAATAAATATGCTTCTCTTGTATTATATTCTAATAATTTACATTGCCAAAAATCACAAACATCTAATTCACAACATTCTAATTGTTGTTGAACTTGGCAATAATAATAAAATGGACATATAGTTCCTTTAATATTTCCAGATGTTTCTATTGCTCGTTGAACTACACATTTAATTTCTAACATAGTACCTAATCTTTCACTAAATTTATTATCCAATGTTCTAGAAGAACATATACCATCAGGTGATGCACCTAATAATGGGTATTTATCAGAAGGTAAAGCACCGAATTCTACAACTTCAGTATTATATATATGTTCATATATTTGTGTTGCTACTTGTTCAAACTTTTTACCGTGATAAACATTATCATTATCTAAAAATAAATAATTAGGATCACATTTTTTCAATATAAAATTTTCAACTGGTTCATATGGATTCAAATCAATTGCTGCTGCAGTATCTGAAGCAGTAATACGATTATGTCTGTAATCATACCACGCTTTTGTTCTTTGTTCGGGCTGAGGTAATGCTTTTAATTTTTGAAATTGGGCTTCCATTGCTTTATATTCATCTGGAATTTCTATTTCTTTGTATAATTCTTTGAATTCAGGAAAACTATTTATACCTCCTGTAAAATCAATTGTTTCATTTACTTTATATGTTATACTGTATTTTTTTGTAAGTATTTCTTCTATTAGTTTAAATGTTATTTCAGGATAATTATCGATTCCTTCGTTTATTATTTTATTTATAGTGGTATAATAATCCTTCTTTTCTAAATTTTCTAATTCATTCCGTTTGATATATTTATCAACGAATTTGATAATTTTATTTATCTTACCAAATGACATATTTGATACATAAGATTAATAGATAATTTATTTTTATCGCAACTTTTTTATCAATTTCTTTTAATGGAAGATAAAAAAATTGCTATTTAATTTATTTATTAGATTTATTAATAATGATTATGCAATTAATTAAACCAATTAATAAATTCAATCTAACAAGTTTTTTTCTGTTTAAAAGTTTGTTTATATCTTTAGAATTATGTTTTCTTGTTTATTCATTAAAAATGAACGTATTTACTTTTTACAATTATTTAATATTTAGCATTGTAGCTAATTTATCTACAAATATATTTCAAGTTTTTGAACATTTAATTTGTTGTTATTATTTTTATAATAAAGAATTTAGAAATATGGAAGAATATAATGATGCAAAATTATTATTACGTATTAATAATAATTTTTATAATAGTATTTACATTATTTTTAATATAATGAATGTAATAGTTTTAATTAACTTAAGTGTATTCGCTTTTATTTTTGTAGAAATTGTGAAAAATATAAATGAATCTTTTATACACGGTATGATTATGTATTATATTGTACTTGGCTTTTTATCTATAATTATTGGTATTATCTGTATAATACTATTGATTTGCTTGCTACGTATGCAAAGAAATATAAATCAAAATATAACTGAATTAAATACACTAAGAAGTATATTAACTAATTTTATACCAAATGATATAATTCAAAATGGATTATCTATGGAAATAATTAACAAAATTAAAACATCTAATGAAATATTAGAAGATATTTGTAGTATATGTTTAAATAAAGAGAATAAGGAAATTATGATTCTTAATTGTAATCATAATTTTCATTCAGAATGTTTGCAGAAATGGTTGATAAAAAATAAAAAATGTCCTATTTGTAGAAAAGAAGTATCAATTAATGATTACTAACCTCTCAATATATTAAATTATATATTTACCATTTTCATATTTTAATTTAGTAATACTAACAATTTTTGATTTAACTGAATCATAATTTACTGATTCTTTCTTTGTTAAACTTTTATTTTTAACCATTTCCACTAATTTATCTTTTAATATTTGTTTTTCTTCTTCTTCGTTAATTAATAATTTATTTACAAATTCTTTTATTTTAATAATTTTATGAATTGCAGTTAATTTAGTCCAAGGCTTTTGATATAAATAATCATCATTATATGTTGGAGTTGGAGGTGCAGTTGGCGAATCTGTGTTAGTTAAATTTGATAAACTTAAATTACTTTTGTTTTTTTTAATTTTAGCTTCATTTGATTCAGACATTGTCTTATTCTCTAATTCTTTTATTTTTTTATATAATTCATCTTTATTGATGTTATTCTTATCACAAACTTTAATTAAATTATTAATGTATGAAATATTTATTTGATCTCTAATAGTCCCAAATTCAATTACTGTGTCCATTTAATATATAAGGTAAGTATTGTTTATATACTTTCTGATTTTTGAAAAGTATAAAAAAATTGACAAAAATTAGTGAAACTAATTTTAATTAATTTCTTTTTGTTAAAAACAAAAAAAATTGACAAAAATTAGAGAATCTAATTTTTATTAATTTCTTTTAACGAAGTTAAAAAAATTGACAAATTAAAAACAGAGTTTTAATTTATTAATTTCTTTTTGTTAAAAACAAAAAAAATTGACATAAATAAACTCTACATATTTATTATAATATCTATGGAAAACGAACCTACAATTGATTTTGACCAATTATTCGCATTAAGAGTAATGTTACAAGATGATTATGAAAACGAAAGTGATATTATAATTGAATTAAGATATGAGTTAATTCAATTAGGTATGATACCAGAAAACATTCCAAATTTCTTAAAAAATTTCTATGAACATTTTGGTATTAATATAAGTTTAGATACAATTAATCAAACACTAACACAAACACAACAACATAACAATATATCTGATGTTTTAAATAATTCTGCTTTTGGACAATCAATGCTTAATTATTTAACTAATCAAATTCATATTATTAATCAACAACCACAAAATTCAGTATTACCAGTTGTAATTGTTTCTAATTCAAATGGTAATATAGTTGTAAGTAATGTACCAGCAAATAATACCGCAGTTGAAAGTTCAGATGAACAAATTGTAAATAGTGTAGGTGATATTAATAATAATGAAGTTGATAACGGAGCTGATAATGAAGCAGATAATGACGTTGCCAATGAAGAAAATAATGACATTGGTAATAATGAAGGTGAACAAGGTGTTGAAGTTGAAGATGATGATATGCCAGGATTAGAACCTCCTCCTCAAATATTTATGAACTTATCTGGACCTCCTTCTGAACAACAAGAACAAGCACAACAATTAGAAAATATGTTAAATAATTTAATAAATAGTTCAAGTGGATTACTATCATTGTCATCATTATTTGCAAATCCTCCACCTCATCCTCAAATGTTTCAAAATTTATTCCAGAATGTAAATAATATACCCCATCAACAACAAATGCAAGATGTAGTAGTTACATTAAATACAGAAGAATTAAATAATCTTAAAAAATATAAATTAGATAAAAAATTAGAAGAGAAATGTTCTATTTGTATGATGGATTTAGATATTGAACAAGAAATTTGTGAATTACCTTGTGAACATAAATTTCATTCCTCGGAATGCATTGAACCTTACTTAAAACAATATAATTACAAGTGTCCAATTTGTAGAAAAGAAGTTGGTAAATCACAAACTAATATATAATTATTAATTATTTTATCCCTGCATTAAATTTGAGAAAAATAACATTAAACCTCCAACAATACATAAAAGCATTGCAAATGAAAATTGTTTTTTCTCATCGCTCATAATTAATGGTAATGGATTCTTCTTATCGGCTATCATTTTTAAAACATCAAAAACTAAATTTTTCATATCAACACCTAAATCTTCAGTCATTTCAGTTGGATTATTATAAATTTTACGTGGAAGTGTTTCTGTATCAATAGATTCATCCTCAGGTTTATCTTTATTAAATTCAGCATATGTACGTTTATCTTCTGCATCTTCTTCAAAGATTCTATTAAATCTTTCGTCATTTATAATAAATTTTTTTCTATATATATCTTGTGGTGTTATAAGCTTTGCGGCTTTTTCCTTACGTGCTTCGTCACCTGCACGAAATCTTTGTTGAAAATCACTCTGACTTTTGTTAATATCTCCTTTTAATTTCTTTAAATCTGACATTAATAATAATTAGAAAAATTATTATTAAATAAATATATTTAAAAAATATTGAAAAATCAATTAAAAATAAATTATCCTTATGATTAATGCTTTATATGTCATGCCCAACTTGCGGTTTCTTCATTGGACAAAAAACAGAAGAATATGAAACTAAAAAAAATCAAATTTGTTCTAATCCTAAATTATCAAAGAAGGATAGAGAAGAAGAAATATCTAAATTATTAAAATCATTAAATTTTAGACGTTATTGTTGTAGAATGCGAATGATGACGTATAAAGATTTAGTACAAGATATTTTACCTACAACGCAATAATTAAATAAACTATATAAACTATATAAACTATATAAACTATATAAACTATATAAACTATATAAACTATATAAACTATATAAACTATATAAACTAAATAAATACAAAAGCGAAGCTGAGCGAAGCGAAATTACGAAGTAATTAAAAGCGAAGCTTAGCGAAGCTAAATGACAAAGTCATATAATAAGCGTTAGCTTATTATACGAAGTTGAGTGAAACGAAATGACGTAGTCATTAGAGTACATTCCCCACCCCCTTCGTCGTCCCATCTCTAAAAAAAAATACCATATTCTTTTCTAGAAATTCTGGGTAATATTTAAATTCAAATTCTACCTCACAACTATCTCCATTTCTTAATATTTGATTATTTAATGTTAAACTAGCACTTTGTCTAATTGGTCCACAATGAATTACTGGCGAATATCCAGATTTAATAGTTGTACTGTGATGTAAAATATTTATTTTAGCCTTAAATTTTTTTGTAACTAAATCTTTAAATTTGTCAATATTATCAATCAATACCATACCTTTACGAATTTGTTTTTTATCTAGTGTTTCCTTTGAATTAGTTAATTTAATTGCCAAAGTTGATTGTAAATTAGAACCAGCTTCTTCTACATTTTCACTCAAACTATTATGAATACTTCTAACAGTTACTTCTTTAAACTCATCACCAATAAATGGACCCAAATACATTTTTTGGCGAATTACTATTTTATTTCCTTTATTAGTTCCTGAAACTACTAAACCAATACCTGGTACTAAAAAAGTAGAATCAATATAATATATACTACCTTCTATTTTTTCCCATTTTTCTCTTTTTGGAAGATGATATAATATTTGATGTAAATTAGATATATTAAATCCTGTTTTATTTGAAATTGATATAATTGGAATTATATCTGGATTTCCTAACATTTGAGAAATATAATCATCAGTTTCTTTTTCATTATTTATAAAATATATAATTTTTTTAAATGTTGCTTTACCTAATAATTTTTTTAATTGATTACATAAATTTTGATATACATCTTTTGGCGCCATATCTATTTTAGTAATAGTTATTATAAATGGTATATTTAAATATAATAATATACCAATATGTTCTTTCGTTAATTTTGTAATTCCAGTATTTGCACCTATAACAACAATTCCATAATCAGGGAACATTCCTGTTACACCAAAAATAGTTGTTTTTAAATATTTCTCGTGACCTGCTAAATCTATAAATGATGTTACTTTAGTTCCCCATTTATTTGGAAATCTTGTTTTTATTTCTAATGAATTTTTATTTTCTTTAGTATTAAATAAACTAATCGTTGAATCATCTTTTCTATGATATACCAAAGGATTATAACTAATATGACTTGTTCTACCTGATTCTCTTTCATGAGGATGTACTAAGATTTTATTTCTTGCAAATCCTCTTCCATCGTCTAATTCACCAGATGTTAATACACCTATTAATGAACTTTTGCCAGCATCTACTGGACCACATACTGCTATTGCACATTCTTGTCTTGAGTATAAGTTATTATTTTCCATAATATATAAAATAATAATTTTTTAAATCGTTATTTTATAAATCTAATAATTCTTTTAGTTTCATATATTTTAATTTATATTTCATATATTTTTGTTTATTTGCTTCAGAATTTCCACCATGTTTGGCTTCATATGCATCTACTAAATCCATTTCTTCCTTCTTTTCTGTTCTAAATTTTTTAATTTCTGCTTCTACGTCACTTCTAGATACTTCAATAAATTGTATCTTAGTAGCTAAATATTTTTCATAGGCTGTTTTTACTCTTGATTTAATTGCACTATTAGTAGGGTCTATTTCTAATTGTTTAAGTAAAGATACTAAATTTCCAAAATCAGATTTAAATATTCTTGTTAAAACTTTCTTACCCAAATATGTTTTGCCTTTTGGTACACCAAGTTCAGATGCTGGTTCAGTTGATAATACAGATGGTAGTTCAGAAGAATGTTCACTTGATAATACTTGTGGTACTTCTGAAGTAGATACAATTTCAGATACTGATTCTTTTTGTAAAGCGGATGATTCTTCAATTTCAGGATCAACATATACTACTGCTACTCCATATTTAGCTGCTTTATTAATATTTTCTTTATATAATTCATTTGCTTGTTCATAACGAAGTGTCGCTTGTTTTAATTCTCTACCGTAAGCAGAATTTAATCTATTAAATTCCATTTGAACAGCTCCGGTCGCTTCTTTAGATGGTCTCTCTGGTTTAGATAAAGCTTTCATTTCTTTATAAAATCTTTTTCTTGTAGAATCTAGCTCTTTTAATTTATCAATCATACTTTGTGCAGTAATTACTGCTCTTTGTTCTAATTCTATTTTTGTTTCTTGTTTTGCATCTTCTAACTCAACAATACCTAATCCAAATGTTTCATTCCCATATTTTACAGCTTCTTTATATGTATTTTCTGCTATTATTAATGATGGGTCGTCTACTCCTACTTGTCTACGTAATATTAGTACTTTTTCTTCAAGTCTTCTAATTTTTTTCATTTCTTTATCAGCTAATTTTTTTTTATCTCTTCCAGCAGGAGTATCATCAAAAGCTACTGGCATTACAACTGGTTTAGATAAAGCTGCTAATTTTGAAGCAACGTTGCTTACTTCACCTCTATTAGCTGCCGCTCTACTTTCCTGTTCGGCAGTTTTTTGTAAGATTTTAAATTTGGCTTTACCGGACGCATTTATTCTAATAAGGTCAGCTTCAATATTTTGATTTATTCTTCTCGCATCTTCAGTCAATTGTAACATTTTTCTTTCAATTTCACCAAATTGTTCTTTCGTAAGACCTTTCAATTCTCTAAGTGCAATGATTTCGACAACTAATGCTTCATTTTCTCTAATTATTTCATCTCTAGCTGCTTTATCTTCTGCTTCATCTCTTAATTTTCTGGGATAATGCTTTTTTATTTGAATTATAGGTTTTATTAATTTATTACTATTTAAAAATTCAATTAATGATTTTAATCCGCTTATATTTTTTTCAACGTCAGCATTATATAAAGATTCAAAAATAGCACTTTCTGCAGGAAATTCAAATGCGTGCGTTTCAGGGCGTTTAAATATATACACATATCCTTGTATTTTATCACGAAATATTAATTGATTAGCTTTATTTCTTAAAGTCCAATATAAATCAGCTTTCTCTAAATATTCAGGTAGAAATTTAAATTCTTTAGTGTGCGAGGGATCATCTTTAAATTCTTCTAGTTTTAAGAAAATAGTTTGAATGATGTTTGTTGCTACTCTAAAATCATCACCAACTAATCTTAGAACACTTTTTTGTTCATTATTGACAGGTGCTCTGATATCATCTGGTATTTTTTCTACTAATAAATCTTTATCTAATTTGCCCCCTAATTGATGTAAATATAGAATAAAGGCTGTTACAACTGCTTTCGTTACATTTGCACCACTTTGAAAATAAAAAGTTAATATACTTTTTTTATCACCATCTAAATGTAACTCATTTCTATCTGCCATTTTCCATTGATATATACTTTCTCTAAATCTCTCTTTATGTTCTTCAATTTCATATGCTAATTTTTTATTGAAACCATCTGGTTGTTTTTTAATAAAATCCATTGTAACTTTTTTATCAGTATGTTTATATGCTTCTTTTAATGCTGTTACACCACGTGCACCTGAAGATTGTTTAATTAACCATTCGAGATGTTCTGTAAAAATACGAAAAATTTCTTTCTTTGTTTGGTCTGGTCTTTTATCTCTTCTATCTTTTACATTTTTACGAAATCCGATTAGACCGGTAGGTGCATCAGCGTCTTCGCCAATTTCACCTTCATTTTCACTATTTTGAACTTCTTCTTCTCTTTGAAATGATTGAGGTCCTTCAATATTATCGTCATCATCGTCATCGTCATCATCATCTTCATCTTCATCTTCTTTTTTCTTTCTTTCTGCCTTAGCTTTTATTTTAACAATATTAGCAATGTGTGTTTTAACTGGTTGTGGTATATCTTTAATAGATCTTAGTTTGGCAGCTAATGAACCATCTGGACTTACTTTTATTTCAACCATAGCAGCAATATCATCTTCACTTGGTCCAACCCATTCTTTAATTCTGGGCTCGATTGTTGTTAATTTTGTAAATGCCTTATTAATCATATCAACATTTTTTTCTACAAGCCCTATTTCTAATTCTGGAACAAATAATTCTTCTGGTTTTATATATTTTGGTCTATAGGCTTCTCCTACTATTCCTTCTTCTAATTGTAAAAATCTTAATGGGTTTGCGTCATCACTATCTTCTTTTTTTAATAAAAAATAATTATAGTCAAAGATTATTTGACTATCTCGAGTTCTAACCGCTTTTTGGTAAGTACTATAATATTTAAATGTTTTTTTTGCAGTTTTGATATGATGGTCTTCTTTTGAATAAAGTTGATTTGGATAAATTTTATAAATATTTAATTTAACTGATGGTCCTGTTTCTACAAATTCAGGATTTTGAAGTAAAGTTCCAGCACTATTAACAAATCTACCAGCAACATCTACTCTTGCTTTTTTTGAAGAAATATCAGTTTTTAATTGATAATATAATGAAACAAATGTAAATACAAATGACCTTAATTCTTCTATGTTTAAAAATAAAGTATTTAAACTCTGTAATAATTCAGATGGTTCTTTAGAAAACCCAAAATGATCAAATAATGAGACTTTTCTATATCTTGTAAGAATAATATCACTTAATGTAAAAGGTCTAAAATAAGCATAGGATACTGTTTCATAAAGTTCTTGTTCAAATTTTACATATACTTTTCTATTACCTTCACCATATTTTTTATCAAATTTTGATTCCTCTTCTCTTAAAAATCTTACTTTTTCTCTTGAAATTTTAGCATCATATTGACCAAAATTACGTGGTTCTTGTTCAATTCTTAATTTACTAGCTTTTTCATCAAATAATCTTTCTCTTTCTTTCATATAACTTTCTTTACTAAACACAATATCTTCTTGATTCACAACATCATCTCTGTCTATTTTTCTAAATTGAACTTCCTTAGTTTTATATAATTCAAATATAGGATCTAATTTTAAAAATCTTTTTATAGTAATAGCATCTTCCATTGCTAAATTAGGAGTACCCATTTGTACAGGAATTACTTGTGTTTCAAATTTATCTATAGTAAGTTTTTTCTCATCATAGTGTTCCATATAATACAAAAATTTTTTCTTTAATGTTTCAATTTTTTTTACAAACATATCTTTATTTATGAAAAATCCAAAAATTTCTTTTACTGATTTTTTATTTAATTTTTTATCTTTTAAAAATAACAAAGTATTATAATAATTAGTTCTATCCGTAATTTGAAATTCATTATATCTATTTTTAATTCTACCACAAGCAGTTTCAAATAATGCTTTATTAATTTCATTATTTAATGGTAAAAGCACGTTAAATAGTTTATCTTTTAAATCTTCTGTTTGTGCATATAATATATCCATAAGTTCTTCATATGTTGTAGTAATTTTAAAATTTTCATTACCTAATATAGTATTGATGTCTACGATAATATTTTTCATATCTTTTTTTACATTTCTAGGACGAGATGCAGGTAATGGTGGTTTTAAATGTGAATATGGTCTAAAAACTATTTTATTATTTATAACTTTGTAAAATGATCTAAAACATATTTTCTCAAATAAATATTTATCAGCACTAGTTTTATCAGGATTAGGTTCACCTATAAACATAAAAAAACCAATTTGATTACATAATGGATTGAAAAATGCTTTAACTTTTATTTTTTTATCATTATCTAAAAATTTTTCAAAAATAACATAACATCTATTTTCATCAACTTGCATACTTGGAGTTTCATCATTTAATTTTTCAGAAAATTTATCATAATCAATAGGTCTTCCTTTTGTAATAACTGGAAATATTTTATCTACATCTAAATATCCTTCAATACCAGTAATTTTAGATGGATCCATAAATTTAAGTTTTTCATACTTAATATCTCTAAATAATTTTGTATTTTCAAATGGAATAATACTTTGACCATTAGTTATTTTAGAAGATACAAATTTTCTTTGTTCTTTAGAATATGTTCTACTGTAAGTATCTACACCATCAATTAAACCTTTCAAAAATCTAATTTCATTTAATAAATCTAATCCTTCTTCACCATTTATACTTAATTCAGTTCTATCTATCATTTTACCAGTTAAATCAAATTTTTTACATCCCATAGGTATATTTAAAGGGTGTGGATCTTTAACAAGTGTTCTACCTATTCTTATTGCTTTTTTAGGTATCTTATCTTTAGCATTAGCAAAAGCTTCACTTATTTCTTCTATTTCATCATCATCATATTTTTTATCTTCTTCTGACATATTTATATATAATATGCTATAGTTTTTTTTCTTAATTATTTTAATGATAGTATTAATTTACTATTTTTTGATGATTATATATTTAATATACACAATAATACTTGTTCGTAAAAAAATATTAGGAAATGACTATGAAATTAGGG